ATGTCAAGTTCAAAATCTACAGTATCTAGAAAAGCAGTTGCTTGTGCTCCTTGACCATTTCCTCCAGTAATAGTTACAGTAGGAGCAGTCAGATATCCTTTACCAATATTATCTACAAGAATAGCTACAACTTTTCCATCGCTAATAACAGCAGATGCTAATGCTTGGGTGCCACCAAAAGGTGGAGCAGAAAGAGTTACAGTTGGAAGAATAGAATATCCAGTTCCTTGATTAGTTACAGTAATTCTATCAATTCTGTTTCCAGTTCTGTTGATACCAACACGAGGTAGAGATGTTGCTGTATCAATTTGTGCTCTGAGAATCTCTTTCTCATTAGATCCAGAACCAGCACGTATTGTTAATTCATTACTACCAATTAAAGATGGATTAGTAGCTTTAATTTGTTCTCTATCGGAATTAAACTGAAAACTCATTTTACTATCCAGCCCTTGCCGTAGTTTTATTCTTTTCTATTTATCATCAAGTCCAAGTGATACTCACTACTTTTACATAGACGATCCACTTGACGGTTGCTGTAGTTCCTGCTCTTACGGTTGAATAACTAAATCTGTTTGCTGCTCCACTATCAAACGGAACAATAGTCCAAGTTTGACCTTCGGGAATACTATCTTTGATAATAGTTGTCATAGACGATAATGTTAGAACATCACCAATAGGATCAACAGAAACAGTACTTTCAATCTTTGAAGATATATGACCACCACCAGTATTGTTGACACCAACAATATTTGCTGTTATAAAATTAATTGTATTTGATGGAAGAATAATTTGACTTCCAACATCATCTAATGAAAGAATAGATGTATTTAAACCACGCAAAATATAATAAGATGTTGAACTATCCTGATAAAAAGAATTTTTTACTTCTAATGAGTTGGCATTCTTTATATCTTTTTTCTCATTAACGAGAGCAGTATTTCCTACTGAAAATCCGCCTAATGAATCTAAAGTTTTTAAGTTTGTTGCCATTTTTACCTCTTGATAATGTTACTAATAACAGTAACTTTTACTACATTCCCAGAAGATATAGCACTATCTAATGTAAATGTGACACGAACATTACTGCTGACGTTGAAATCAAATACACAAGAAATCAACTCTGCTCCTGTCTTAACATTACCAAAATCTGTATAGAATATATCAGATCCTTTATCTATAACTGAATACTCTACAAACTCTTTATCTCCAGTTGTCTCATTATGTGCGATAATTTGAACCTTTGCCGATCTGTGTAGTGCTGGATTGTATACAACAGAACTACCAACGTTTACGGTATTTTTAGTAAGTGTTACATCTTCTGTAAAAATTTTATAGTCTGCTAGCTCTAATTCTTTTAGTTCCTTATCAAATATTTTTACTCCATTATAAACCCCAGTACCAAATCCAAGGTTATAGAAAATATCTCCTGTATCTGATAGTCTCAATAATGGGTCATTTACTAAACCACTTGATAATCCAAGATCTAGATTATCTTTTGTTGTAGAAATAAATGTCCTTGTTGCCGAAGATGTATCAATAGATGCTGCCAAATTATTGAATGTAACTAGCGAAGCTTCTAGATTGAGAGCATTTGATGTTGGAGAAGTAATCGTATCAATTGTATCCAACTGAATTTCATTTTCAGTAACTCTTAGTGTATTGCTACCATTATTATAAAAATAAAGTATATTTTGATTTCCACCAGGAGTAAGTTCTGGAATGATGTAAGTGTTACCATCTACATCACGAACTCCACCAAGAGAGGACCAGTTAGCACCATCATAACCTTCGTACTGAAGAATAGTAGTATTAAACCTTACTGATCCTCTTACTGGAGCTCCCCTTTCATTAGTTGTTCCTACAGGAAGAACAAGAGAAGTTTTTGCATCTACTGTAACTTTTTTACCAGAGTTTGGTTGAATTAGAAGATCATTTACTTTTGTAGAAATTATATTTGATGCTAGCGATAATTCATCATTTATTACTAATGATGTTCCACCCAAAGGAGCAATACGAACTTCTGATATTTCTTCAAATGTTAGTGGAGCTACGGCAGTAATAAAGAATTTGAGAGTTGCTGTACCGTTGGTAAAATTAGTACCAGTTGTGCTAGTTGGTTCATTACCAGAACTTCCTGTTGTACCTGCAGTAACAACTTCATAGATATTATTTCTGTATTTTAAGTACTGCCCTGTTGTAACTGGAGTATTTGCTGTCCAATTTACATACAGAGGAGCAGATGTATTTACGGATCTTACTTTTTTTACATTTACAAATTCTTGATATTCTGGAGTGAACTTTACAGTATTGATATTATCATTATAGAACCATAAAGTATTATCATTTGATCCAATTGTTAGTTCGGCAGTAATATAAGTGTTACCATCTAGATCTCTCACACCACCAAGAGAAGACCATGAAGAAGTAGTACCGCTATATCCTTCGTATTGATTAGTATCTGTATTAAATCTTATCGAACCATTTTCTACAATACCACTAATTGGTCTCTGAGAAGTTGTCCCCGATGGAATAGTTAAAGCAGAGGTAGACGAAATTTTTGCAACCCTTCCAGTTGATGGAGATAATACTATATTATTTCCAGAAGTAGAAGAAATAGAATTTTCTTGAATAATAAGTTTGTCGTTGACATTAACAGAATTAGTAGTTTTTACAACGCCTGCAGTCGTCAAATTTCCAGAGGAATTAATTACTTGAATATATGAACCAATATTAAAATCACCATTAACATTGATGGCAGATCCAGATATAGATAAATCTTGCGATGATGATATTGTTGCTACTGTTATTGTATTGCTGTTTATTGTTGAACATACAAGAGTTCCAGTTATAGTAGCCTGAGATAACGCCGCATCAGTGCTTATTATTTTTGAGAGAGTAATATTTCCAGTTTCAATATCAGCAAAAACTGAATTCGATAAAGTTGGTTCTACTACAGATATTAAAAATCCACTACCAAAAACTTTTGGATTAGTATTGCTTGTTGTTATTAATGCCTCTTGATTATCTTCTCCGCCCTCATTTTGGTGAGAAGAATTTAATGTTGCACAATAATAATATAAGTTTGGAGTATCATCATTTACTGTTATAGTTAAATTATCAGTACCTTTAACAACTCCATCTGTATATTCTACTCCCCTAAATGTAAGTATTACCGATCCAGATGATAGCGGATATGAACTTAATGTAATGATATTCCCATTTATTGATTGTACCGTTGTTGAAGTTGGTAACGCCCCTGTTCCAGAAGTAACAGTGATTGCCATACCAGGCAATATTCCAGTAGAACTTGTTACTGTTATTTGATTTGAGATTGTATTTAAAGTTGCTGAAATATTCTCAATAAAACTAGGGCCCCAAATACCATCACGATATTTACTTAGTGAAAATACATGACCAGAATTTGATGAATCTGATGTATCAAATTTGTAGATACTACCAGAATACAAAGTTAAACTAGGAGTTACTTGCGCTCCATTGCCACTGTTAATAAAGAAACGAAATGATGATGGTGAAATAGTTGCTATTTGATATTCTGGTGTGGATATATCATTTTTAATTACAAGATCACCAATTGCTAATTCATTTGTATATTCAATCAATAGAGATGTTATATTTCCTCCACTTGTATTAACTTTAAATATTTCGAATTGATCTGCGCCTACAGTGTTTTTTCTTATAAAATTTCCAACAGAAAATACAGAAGATGCAATTGTTCCAACAAAAGTAACAGTCATTACTGATTTATTGGTAACATCAAGTTTAATTGGTTGAGTTAACAGCGAAGGATTTACACCTAATTGGTCAGAAACTGAATATCCATTACCACCATTAGAGATTGTAAAAGATTCAACCTCTCCTAAATTATTAATTTCATATACAAAATCACTTATTGGATCTCCATATGAAGGAGTAAACGATAAGGTAGCAGTTCCAGCTCTTGTTGGAACCGTTGATAGTGTAATTACATTTGTTTGTGAATTGATTGAGGTTACTGTAGATCCAGGAGAAATAATACCAGTTCCAGAAGTCTGAGTAATTATTGAATTAACTAATATACCAGAAACAGAAGTAACCGAAATTTCTGTTAAATTTGCCCCAGGAGAAGTAAAAGTTAATGTTGCGGATCCAGAGGCCGCTGGAACTGCAGATAAAGTAATTTGAGTAAGACTGTCAACAGAGAAGACAGTTGTATTTGGAGTTAACTCTCCCGTATCATTAACATCAGCAGAAACTAGCATACCAGATAGAATACCAGTAGTACTTGACACTGTTATTACAGCGGAAGTATCGCTCAATGTAGTTGATACATTACTAACTTGACTTTTTAAATTTGTAGAAATTCCAGAAATTGTTTTTGGTAATTCTAATTCATCTCCAATAGTATATCCAGATCCTTTAGAACCAAAAGTTAAATTAGTGATAGTTCCTGGATCGTTACTGATTGTATATTCAAATCCAGATCCACTACCTCCTAAATTTGCCGCCAATGTTGATAGAACATTATTTTTCTGATAATTTTGTCCATTATTTACTATAATTACATTTGTTACTGTTCCAGTATAAGATATTCCAGATAATGTATATTGAAAACCACTTCCATTCCCAATATCGCCAGAAAATGCTTGTAGGACATCTGATGTTTTATATCCAGTTCCAGATGAAGTGAATGTAACACTTGATACTTGACCAGAAGCATTTGTTTCAATATTGGCAATGGATCCGCTTCCGTATCTTCCAGCACTTCCAGTTGTTATTGATATATTTGCTCCCATGTCAGAATGAACTTCGCAGGCATATCTTACTGTTTGAGTTGCAGCTGTTGGTTTAATTACTAAATCAACAAAAGCATCTCCACTCCCAGCAACTCCCTTATCGATTATAACAAAATCTTCTGTGGGCAAGGGAGAACCATCTAAATTTTCAAATGTTAGTGGGTGACCAGTATTCGATGGATCAGATTGAACAAATCTATATGTGTTGCCCTTTATTAAAGTGAGTGCTTGCTGAGTTGTACCATTAATTTGATAAACTTCATTTGGTGGAGGAGATCCTAAATTTGCGGTTGTTGTTACAGTGTACGTTGTAGTTGGAGAATTTAATAATGTTATATTATTATATGTCCCTGCAGAATAATTAGATCCAGAAGATGTAATACTACCAGATAAAATTGTTTGTCCAGTTATTGTAATATTAGCAGTTGCTCCTGTACCAGAACCACCAGTTAGTGAAATATTTGGATATGTTCCTGGAACATAACCAGTTCCAGCATTTGTGATTTGACCTTCTATACCAAGAGCACTAAATGATGCTGTAGATCCAGATCCTGTTCCACCAATTAATGGCACCGCAGCATACGATCCCTCTACATAATTTGATCCAGCATTTGTTATTGATCCATCAAAAGCAGTAACAGTTATATTTGCTAATGCCCCATCACCAGTTCCTCCAAGTAATGGAATATTAGTATAAACTCCAGCGTCATAATTTGTACCACTATTAAGTGTCGATACACCCCCAGTTGTTATGATAGATTTTTTAAGAATTAAATTTTTATAAAAAACAGCTTGTGATGTAGAAAAATCTGATATCCTCTTTGAAGAACTGACAAATCCAAAAGTATTTGGTCCAGATTTATAAATTCCTAAACCAGAATCTGAAACAAACGAAAGAGATGGCGCTGTTCTAGTACCATCACCTAACTTCAAATTTCCTG